ATGTCGATCGCCACGAACATCCAAAAACGCCCTGGTCGCACGCCCTATTACGTCCGCGTCGGCGTGCCGCTGAAGCTCCAGCCGGTCCTCAAGCGCAAAGAGATTTGGCGATCTCTCAAGACCAGTGATCCGAAACTCGCACGTGACCGAGCCGCGCCCGTGATTGCTTCTTACCGCGCTCAATTCGCAGCGTTGGAGCAGCGCCGGGAGCCCTCCCCGGCTGATCTCCAGACGGCGGTGTGGTCGCACTATGAAACGGAGCTGGACCGTGACGGGCGGGCGCGCGCGCTGATGCCGACCGACGCGACGATCCAGGAAGCAAAAGGCAAGCTCGCTGTCGATATCGAGGCCGGCCGGGTGCCCTGGTCTAGCGACCCCTTGGTGCAGCTCAACGCAACCATTGATCTGATCGTCATGAGGGACGCCGCGAAGCTCGACCGCGAGCGGCGGGCTATCCAGCTTGCAGCGCTACGGAAGCACCTTGCAGCCGGCGAGACCGCCCTGATCGAATGGAAGGCCGATGAAGTGATCCAGAGCGAGCGGCTTCTGATCGTCAAGGGCTCGCCGGCATATCGCGATCTTTGCCAGCAATTGCAGCGCGCACAAATCCAGGTCTTGGAGCGCGCGACCGAACGCGATGCCGGCAACTGGTCCGGCGTCCCTTCTGATCCGATCGTCGTGCCGGCCGATCTCACGCAGGGCAAGCGGGTTGCCGCGCCGGGTGAAACGCTGATGGAGCTTTACGACAAGTTCAAAGCTGAGCGATTTGGAGACGCGCGGCCGGATACCTGGGACCAGAACCGAAAGATCGTGAAGCTCTTTGCCGAGTTCGTTGGCGAGGCCTCGCACGTCTCGGTGATCACGCGGAAGGCAGTTCGCAACTGGAAGCAAGAGCTGGCGCGATGGCCGGTGAAGGCGGCGGACAGCAAGGCCTTTGAGGGCATGTCGTTCCGTAAGGTGATCGAGGCTAACGAGACGGTCAAAAAGCCGGCGATCAGTCAGAAGTCGATCAACAAATATCTCGCTGCGCTGGGAAGCTTCGCGCGCTGGCTGTTGCAGAACGAATACATCGACGATGACGTAATGAGCGGCATGTATCTGTCCATCGACAAGCGGCGGAAGAACCGTTTCCCGTTCACTGACGATCAGCTCAAAACGATCTTCAACTCACCGCTGTTCGGCACATGCCTTGGCGACGGTGCTGAGCACAAGCCGGGCAACGCCGTTGTCAGGAACTGGCGCTATTGGATTCCGCTGATCGCTGTCTATTCCGGTGCGCGCCTGGGTGAGCTTTGCCAGTTGCTGACGGCCGATGTCCGCCAGCTGCATGGCGTTTGGATATTCCACATCACTGAGGTTGGCGACGACGACGAAAGCTCTGCCAAGTCCACGAAGACGGCAGGGTCAATGCGCGTGGTGCCGGTCCATTCGAGGCTGATCGAATTGGGCTTCTTGGACTACCATGCCGAGGTGGTCGCACGCGGCGAACAACGATTGTTTCCTGAAGTCGAGCGCGACAAGCGCGGCTATTTCGGTGAAGCCTCAAAGTTCTTCAATGGCTACTTCAAAGCCGTCGGCGTGAAGGTGGACAGGCGCGTCAACTTCCACAGCTTCCGGCACAATGTCACGGACGCTTTCCGCGCTGCCGGTTACCTCGATGAGCAGCATGGCGTGCTGCTTGGGCACACCAAGGCGAGCACCACAGGCCGGTATGGCGTGTTGCCAGAGGGACCGCTGCGAGATCGCGTGACGATGGTCGAAGCTATCTGCTACAAGGAATGGTTACGTGACGCGGGCATTAAGGCCTAGAATTGCTTTCTCGATAGTCTCTCGAAGCTTCTCGAAATTCGCCTTGAAGAACTCCCGCCGACTATTGATGCGCAACTGCTCTAGCTCGCGGTGTATGGCCTGCTCAACGCGTCGGGGTTCGTATACCTTCCAACTCTGCATGACGACCAATGCGTCCGGCTGTCCGCTCGTTGCGGACAAGTCGTTTGCCCGGTCTTCGGGATCCCTGGTGGTGAATCCGACCTTATATATATGGCGCTGATGCGCGGGCGACCGCATTACATAAACGTATCCCACATCTTCGGCCCGAGAAACGGGCACGACCGATGTCGGCTGCTCGTCCCCATCCGCGAAGTCGGCTCCTGTTTCTCGCCAACTGAGTTGCTGCTCTACCCACGTTTTGCCGTGAATGGTATTGCCTTGCTTGTCGGCGCCAAGTTTATCCATTGGTAGGGTGCGCCAGTAGCCTGATGTTTCGAACTTCAAGTCCAAGTTTTCAAGGGTCGCAGCTTTGATCTCATTGGATTGACCGAGTGTCAAAACATCTCGGTAATTCGGGACGTATCTGCCCTCAAGAGAGCTCCGAAGTTTTCTCATGCGGGTCGTCGGCGGCTTTAACCTGAGCTGAGTAGGATGCCGCTCGATGTAAAACTCATCCTCACGGTGCTGCACGAACTCTGGGAAATGCAGCAGATTATGTAAGAGGTCGAAAACATGCCGATACTGAGACAGCTCAGCAATTGCCGTTTGAAAAGCGGCCTTGAGATCTACATCGCGCGCAAAGAATGCCGACTCTAGCATAACTGCGGGGTCATCAGTCGTTACCCTGAAGGTGTCTTTGCTTTCGTGCATAATGTAGCGTGCTTCTATGCGCCGCTTGCGCGCGTCGATCCGCGTCATGGCGATTAACGGATAATACGCTTCGCTATCGAAGAGCTTTTCGGCGCTTAGGTCCCAAGGGCCGTCCCCAACGAATTGTCTTTTTGCAGGGCGTATCATGTCAGCCGTCACCGGCTCCCCTTGAACGAACAGAGAGCGGCTGTTGCCGAATACCCCCACTATGGCGATCTCGCTCCCCTCCCGAACGATCGCAGCGCCGCAAAATACCAAATTGTCGAAGCCCGGAAGCACGACTTGAGCAAAGGACCCGGCGCTATTTAGCTCGTAGATCGTTAGCTCCTCGAAGGAGCCGAGCTCGACCGAAGACTTGCAAGATGGACTGGTAACAAAATCAATGTAGTCGAGAAGGTTGAGTTGATAGAACTTTTCTTCCAGAAGCTTCAGAACGAACGCTTTGTCATCCGGAGTGACAAAAGACCGAACGATATTGAATGAAGTCGGCTGTTCGTTACCTTTGGCCTTGAAGATGCGACCGTTGTATTCACGTAGAAAGCTGCGCAAATAAGTGTCGATGTATAACCCTGGTCCGTTTAAATGGTAGGCATAAGCCAAATCGCCAGCGCGCTGTGTTTGAGCCTTCACTATCCGTTCGAATTCTGGGTCGCGGCCAGATTTGAGTGCCTCAGAGAACTTGGCATAGTCCGGATGTTCCGGACCGAAGTCTGCCACACGAGCGAACTCAGCGAAACGCGCACGTCGTCGTGAGGCGTCATCTGAAATCATATGTTTCCCCGAAGCGGCGCGCTGGTCAGACTGTCTTTCCCGCAAGTTAGCCGGGAGGGAGCTCTTTGAGCAACGGTGAATAGGGCATCCCTACAGCAGCGATTTCAAGACTGCCTTGCCCGCGCGAGCATTGCCTCAGTGACGAGGTCGCCGTAAATTTCGAGCGGCCATATGTCGCCAGTCATGCCGAGCACGAGTTTGATCTCGTTCTCGCGCCATTCGCGGGCGGCTCGACTGCCCTCGCTGAAAGGATTGCGGTCGTCGATCTCAGTCAGCGCGGTGACGAGATCGTTGTAGGTCGAGGTCGGAATGAACGTTCCCAGGTCGGTGGTCATCTGTCAGCTCCGTGTTGGTGATGCACGGGAATCGACATGCGCGATTTGCGAGTCGCCGGCAAGCCGACCGGACCTGCATGTAAGCGGCTACTGACACGGCGGATGCAGTGTATCCTGCAAGTCAAGTTGGAAGAAAAATCTCTTTGTAAGCCACCGCTTACAGCGCTCACCTAGACGACTGTGACATAACCCTCAGTCCATGGCACACTCGCAACTTATAGCCGCTGCTTGGGACTACTTTAGATGCCCCTACTGATCATCTGCCTTGTCGGCGCGCACAACACCGGGAAATCGCTCTCTATCCGCGAATTCACCCGCCGCTGGCTGAATTACCAGCGAGACGCAGCAGACGTCCGCGCAATTTTCCCGATGCCAAGGCGCAACTATACGGTTGGAGTATCTGGGGCCGGCGATTCCGTGCCCATCGTGCGCGCGGGACTCACGTTTTTGGGTAGATACCCTGGTCTAAGAGTCATGATCCTCGCCTGTCGAACGACTGGCGGGACGCTCGAACAGGTAGAACGTTACGCACGCGAAAACCGCGCCACCCTACGTATGATCCGGACCGTGCGCCTGCCGGACAATCAGCAAGGCGCGGCTGTCCGCGCGAACGCCCAGAGCATCATGAACCTGATGCCAAGACGACTTTAGACCGGGCTAGCTTGCGCGCAAGATCCGCCGAACCTCGCTGTAAGTCCGTTGCGCTTCCTGCTGTAGGGGCCGGGTCATGGTGAAGGCAGGGCCAATCTTGGCCGACACTCGGCGCAGATTGCGCGTGGCATAGGTCGCCCAGCCGTCATCACGTAGAGGGACGATCTTGATCTGAAACTGCCGGCCTCGCTCCGGTGCCTCACCCCAGGCCCGGCGCATGATCTCCTTCAGAACCCCGTTCTCGGTAACGGCACCGAAGGCACCGTGAATGTGCAGCCGGCCATCCCAATCGCGGTCGATACAGAACCAGTAAGGCAGCCGAACACCAGCCCGGGCCAGCAGTTTGTCAAAGGACCTTTTCAGGGACTCAAGGAAACCGCGTGGATGAGCCAGCGCCTTCGCCTCGGCTTCCCTGGTCAGATTGAAGGTGAACGCATAGGCGGGCTTCTCTGCGATCTGTAGGGCCGCTGTCGCGGCCACGGCTTTGACGACGTCACCGGTAAGAGCCCACACGGGTATGTTGTCGTTGGAGGGTGTTACAGAGCTGTCGATAGAGAGATTAGAGGGTGTGGGGTGTGCAACTGAAGTCTCTTCGGCCAGCGTGTGAGCCGGAACGCGAAAAGCGGCTATTTTTTCGAGGATTTTCTTGTCTTTGAAGGCGGATTGCCGAACCCGCTTGGGGACTTTTTTCGACCGCTTTGCGGGCCGGTTATCCTGTAGGATCGGACGCGCAGCGCTATACTGGTCTTGTTCGGGCGTTCTATTGAGCAATGGCAACGTTCGGCACTCCTTAGAAAGCCACCGTCTCGCCGGGCGGTGGCTTTCGCATTTCAGGTTGGTCCAATGACCGCATATAGCGGTCGTGATCAGGTTTTCGCGCTCTATCTCACCTCAGCACGCCGCCGGGCCGCATCTGGGTGCGAAGTTCTTGAGCGATCAGTGTCCTGATGTGGTGCTGGGCGGACTCCGCGACCGTCTTACCCATACGCTCTTGGTCCTGGGGCGATTGCCCAGGTGAGCCTTGCACTGTGACGGCAATCTGCGGCGCGATGACATTCGAGGGCGCGATCATGGGCGCGGCCGAGCTGCCGGCGCCGCCGACAAGCCCGCCATCGGCAAATCGGGGAATGCGATCGCTGTTGATCGCCTCCAGGACGGCGCGATGCTTCGCCGTAGCGGAGGCCCGCACAACGAATTCGCCGTTGCTGAGCCGCGCCGGGATGCTGTCAGACGTTGCGGTCCCGGGACCGCTGATGTAGCCGCCGTCCGCCTTGGCAACCGGCGCGGCACCGCCAACCAGTCCGCCATCGGCAAAGCCAAGGCCGCCGGACAAGGTTCGCATGAGCGGCTGCACGATCAGCATCTTGATCATGGCCTCTTCGAGCGCGCGGACGATCGACTTCGCCATGTCCGCGAAGCCCGCCGACACGCTCTTGGTGCCGTCCAGGATGTCCGCGAGGCCGGTCGTGAGGCTGCTGCTCATGGTGCTGCCGATGGACCACATGGCCTCGTTGGTCCGCATAGCCGATGCTTCAACGCTATTGAGCGCTGTAGCAACGTCCGGGTAGAAGCCCCTCAATTGTTCGGCGATCTGCACGTCGTGGGGATCTAGCAAAGCGGTCTGTCCGCCGCGCCGGATCGACTGTGCGACGGTGGCCTTTTCGATGGCCTCGGTGGCCTTGGCATAGGCGCCGGTGACTTCCTCGATACGCTGGCGCTGTTCCTCGGTGACGACCTTCTCGCCCAGGCCAGCAGCGCTATTTGCCTGCATGGCGACGGTTTCAAGCTGAGCGGCTATCTTCGCGCGCTCGCGTGCGGCGGTCGTCAGGTCGAGCCCGGCTGCCTCCGCCTGCAAAGCGGCGACGCGCTTCTCAATGCTGTCGGCGGCGCTGCCGAGCTTGTCCGCGCTGCTGCCGGTGCTGATCTTGGTCGGTGCCGGGCCGATGCCGCGCGACTTCGTCGGGGCCTCTGGACCCTCAGGAACGCCGCGTTCCGAAGCGTCGATCTCGGCTTGCAGCTGGTCTCGGCGTCGCCGCAAGGCGTCCTGGGGCTTCTCGGCGCCAATCGCGTCATACAGCTTGCCGACACCGGGGATATTGGTGACCTGGGGCAAGCCGCCCAGAGCGGTGCCGTTTTTGATAGCGTCATTGATCGCGGCGAGTTCATTCCGCTTGCGGGCGGTCTCAGACGTGAGACCGAGCTTGTTCGTATACTCGACGGCCTTGGCGATGAGCCCAACCGTGTCGGCCCAGTGCCCCTTGATCGTGAGCAGCACCGACGCGAGGTCATCCCAGCTGAGTTTCAAGGCTCTGGACAGCCGTTGCTCGGCCAATTGCAGTTGCTGGTCCATTTCCTTCGCACGCTGCACCAAGGCATTGCTGAAAATGCCGTCCGAATTTGCCGCCGCCTCCCTGATGGTCGTGAGCATGCTTTCGGCACTGGTCTTGCCCTGCCTTATGCGGTCGATCAGCTGCGAACCGAACATCTTCTCGCCAAGGTCCAGGCTTTCGGCATGCCGGCCGATCTGCTCGAGCTGGATCATGGCCTTGAGCACCGCTTGAATCCGGTCCTCCTGCGTCTTGGCATCGCGGAACAGAACCAAGCCCTCAAGGCGCTGGCCGTTCTCCATGGTCGCGCTGAGAATGCGTAAGGCCTTTTCAACGGCGGTGATCTTTTCCTCGCCGACGCTCCACTCGCCGATGTCAATCGGGGACTTGTCCTTGGTCGCTTGGAAAGCGTGATCCAGGGCAGATTCCAGCTCGCCAGCCTCAACCTTGAGCTTGCGCGCTTCTGAGGTGAAGGCCTGCAAAAACGCGGGGGACACACCGAGATTGCCGGCCTTGTCGGCGATCTCCACCATTTGGGCCATTTGATCGCGCGCTCCCGCAATCGCCGCCGTCATGAGCTTATAGGCGCCAACCGCGAGCGCGACCTTGCCGGCGAGATCAACGGCGCCGCGCGCCATGGTCGCAAAGATCGCGTCCTTGGCGAGATCCTTGTTCATTTCGAAAAATTGGCGGGCGATCTGACGGGTCGTCGTCTGAGTAAGCGACGTTGTCTGCCGGAGCTGTTCTTTCAACTGGTCGAGGTTGAGCGATAGAGGAATGCGCATTAAACGACTTCCGCAAAGAGCGAGGCTAGGACGGCGGTCGCGATGGTCAGGCTTGGAATAATCGGCTTACCGCGAACGTGACCATTGAGCAGCGCTTCAACGTCGCGTTCCGGCATGCCGCCGCCGATCAGCCCCAACTCAATCACGCGCTCTACATCCTCCGGGCTATAGGTGTTATCTACAAAGCGCGTGAGCACGGCCGCGGGCGAATGCCCATTGATGCCGCGCCATGAGATCACGCGCTGAACCCACGGATGGTGTAGGTCAAACGTAAGCGGTGTGGCCCAGGAGGTTTCCTGGGTGGCTTCAGTCGTCATTTAGAACCTCACTAATTGCATCTTCAATTGCGCGCTGCATGTCGTCGCGCATTGAGTTGTAGGTGTTGAAAAAGAAGGGCCGCGCCGGCTGGTGGCTTGTGCCCCACTCCATTGCGTTGGCGTAGTCAAATGGTTCGCCGCTACCCTCGCGGACTTCCTTGGTGGTGAGCGGTCCTCCCGCGAGAACTACCCACTCCAATTGGCTCTCGCCGGGCTCAACGCGGCACGACTCTTCCAAATGGCCAGTTTCGTCCGGCGACTGCTCAAGCGCCTGCAATGCCTCGCGCTGGGCCTGGGACAGGCGTTCAGCCTGCTCGCGGATGATCGGTGAGAGATGCTCGGTGATCTTATCCGGCAGCGATTGAAGGTATGCGTCCAGGTCGTCGTTATCGGCCATGCGTCACCACGAAAGCAGCTCAACAGCATTGGGCAGGTCATAGAGCGAGCGGTTGCTTTCGCCGGCCGCCGCGCGCGATACGGCCATCCAAGTCGCCGCCGCGCCGTCAATGCGATCGGTCGACTTGCTCTTGTGAATGATCCGGTTGTCGTTGGCGTCTTTGTGGATTGCGACATTGGAGAAGTTCCAGCGCAGCACCGGATGCCCGCCATGCCGGAAGTTGCCGCTGATGATCGCCGCCTCAAGGGTGTTAAGCGCGGGCGATTGAGTCACCCCAGCCTTGCCGGATGGTTACGATACGTTCGCCGAATTCGTCACTCAACAGCGCCATGACGGCTTGGGCATATGCCACGTCAAAGCCGACCTCCTGGAGCTGGAAGCGCTCCGCGAGTGATCGGATGTAGTCCGCGACGGCGGCGTTATCTATGACGTTGCCGGGCGTGGCTGTAATGAAGCCGTCCTTGGCCCACGAGGCATAGTTCACGCCGTCCAGGTCGCCGCGCTTGCGGATATCGGCCTCAGGGCAAAAGAAGTGCGGCAACACCGTGTAGGTGTCGCCGTCGCGGAAGCACGCGACCACAGCCGAAAGGTCGGTGGTCTTGCTCATGTCGACGCCAACCCAGCACGGCGCGCCGCTCAACGTCTCATAGTCGATCGGCGCGGCCCCCTGGTCAAAGGTTGCCATGTCCACAAAGGGCGAAGTCGAATGGTCGAGCCAGACGTTGAGCTTGTATTGCAACAGGCTGTCGCGCTCGGTGGGGCTATCCTTTGCGCGCGCGACATGCCGCCGGAAGCCGGCGATCGACGGATACCCGTGCGCGCTGCCGGGGTTCACGCGGCGCCAAGCTTCCTCGCTGGTATAGTCAACGTCCAGCGGGGATTCGAACAGAACCGGCAGCCATGTGGGGTCTGTGATCTCGCCCCGGGCAATTTTGCGGGCGCGCTCGATTACCTCATGAGCGACGTTGTCTTGACCGCGGCCGGCGGTGGTCGCGACCACAAGCAAGCTGTTGTCGATCTTGTCCAGGCCGTTGGTCAGCACTTTCCAGAGATCGGTGCCGCGCCAAACGTGCAGTTCATCGGCGAGCACGAATGACGGGGTCATGCCTTCCTTCGAGGGCGCGTCGGAGGAAATCACCTCCAGCTCGGTCCCATCGTCCGGATAGGCGATCTTTTTTGCGCTGTTGTGGGCGTCGTAAACCTTCGTCGCGTTGACTAGACGCTTATCCGCCTGGACAACCCCACGGGCCTCTTTGAAGGCGATGCCGGCTTGCTTACGGTCGCACGCCGCAAAGATCACTTCGCCGCCGGATGCTCGCTCGGGGCCAATGGTGTGCAAGAGCGCCAGGGCAGCCGAAAGCGAGGTCTTGCGGTTGCCGCGCGGGACCAGGATCACGACCGTCGACACGATGCGGTTGCCGGCGTCGTCGCGCGGCCCATAGATCGCGCGCACGACGCGTTCCTGCCAGGGGTCGAGCTGGAATTGTCGCCGGGGTAGCGTCGACTTGGGATGCTTCAGGCGCCGCAAGAATTCGACCGCGCGCGCTCCGCAACCCAGCGGGTCGGGAATGGGCGAGTTGTCATAAATCCAGTGCGGATAGGTATCCTTAGAGGGCGAGCGGATTGTCATCGTCGCCTTCGTTGTCATTTTCGCGGACGGTCGGCCGCGAGCGCGAAACCGGGGTAAGCCCCAGCTCAGCGGCAAGCTGGCGGGCTGTCTGCATGGCCTGGAGCTGCATGCGAAAGAGCTTCGCGTCAAGCGAACCCGTGCGGACCGATTCAACCTCGCGAACTAGCCCGATAGCCACGCAATAGCTCTCCAGCGAGCCCAGGTCTGCAATGGTTAGGATGCGGCGCTTCGTCAGCTCTGGCATGACGCGGCGCCATTCGGCCTTGGCGTGCTTGCTGAGCCATGTTGGGGGTTTGGTCGGGGCATCCAGCGCGTTAGTATCGGCGGCAAGCTGTGGTTTTCGCCCCTTCATCGTGCAATCCACTGGACAAGTATGGGTGTTCTCGACATTTTTGCAGCATGAGGCAGGGGATAACGATCTTTGGGGCCATTGCGATCGCGTTCGCGGTCGGAGCGGCTTCCATGCTGTTTTTGATGCCGTTTTGGGTAAAGCCGTTCTTGGCTGCTGTTGAGAAAGGCAATCCATCTGATTGGATCGGATTTGCCGGCAACATAGGTGCAGGTGCGATGACGATGATCGCCGCTGCGGTTGCTTGGCTGTCTGTTCAACGACAGATTTCGATTCAGCGCGAGATTGCGGATAGCCAAGCGGCCATTGAGAAATTTAACATCCTCCAAAGTCAGCTTACCATCTTGGAGGATGAAAATCGCCTCACGGCGAAGATCCGTCTCCAGGCCCGGTGGGCATGCGCTCCTCAAGAAACCTTTCTCAAAGGACCGACGCTGGCTTTGTGGCAGGTAAGTGAGACGCTTTCGTATTTTGAAGAACGCGCCAAGGCGATCGAAGCACTTGAAAACGAATTTGACGTTGCGGGAACGAGGCGCTGGGCTCTTAATGGAGGAAGGACACGCTTCCCCATTTTTGGCAAGTTGACCGACTTGCAACGTGCGCTTATCAGCGCGAAAAACCCGCTGCAAACAGCTAAACTCTTCGGCGAAGCAGCCAACGGACAGCTTCGGCCTCAAGACGTTGCGGATTGTCTCGCGATCAATCTCAATGTCGCTAGAGACGAACTGCTTTCGGTCGCGCTTGCTCATAGCGAAACTGTGCGCCAAGAAATCGAACGGCTCAGCCGACTTGTCGAGGTCACTCGGGCGGATGCTGGCTTGTAGAATCATGGCCCAACCCGTTGGCAATTGACCTCCATCCCGGCGCGCCGGCCGATCTCGCTGATCTGCTTCAGCTCGTATTGCTGGCCGTCAAAGAGCAGCCGGTCATTGAGGCTGAGGCCCGCGAGGTAATACATGCGGAAGGTCAGCATGGCGTCGGTCATGTGGCCGCGCGCGCCCTCGCGGTCGTCGGTGGCGTTTTTGAGCAGTTGCGCCCGCATGGTGGTAAGCGTGGTCCAGGTCTCTATGGGCGTGCCGTAGAGGTCCAGGCCGGTGGTCCGGCGCTGGATTTCAATGATGCGATCGAGGTTGCCGGCCCTCATGCCGCCCTCGCTTGGACGATGGCCGCGACCGAGACGACGCCATGACTGAAAGAGCCGTGCGGGTCGCGCATATACTGGGTCTGGGTGGCCTGCATGTCGTGGACGGTGAAGCCGTCGATTTGCAGCAGGCCATCGGCCTGGGCATCGATCCGCACCGCCGCGACAATGGCCGAAACGGCTTCCTTGCACCGGACCAATCCGGGCTCAGCGAACCAAACGTGCAGCGTGGCATGCGTCGTCGCATCCCAGCGCCGGAAGATGGTCTGGCCCTCGCCGATGTAGACCGCCGGCATGATCTCGGGCCGCCCATTGGCGTCCATGAAGTGCTCGGCCTGGACCAGCGCCATCAGCTCCGGGCTCGCGATTAGGCGCTGCCGGATAGCTTTCTGGAGGGCGAGAGACGGGTCAGAAGCGGTCATTTCAGAAGCAAAACGCGCGGTAAGGTGCCAACAAATCGAGGAAACCGAACGGCAATTCCTGGGCCGTGACGCCAACGAGGGACGCTTCCCGGTTCTGGTAGAGGTGCGCCGTCATTTGCAGCACGGCTTCATTGACCGGGGCCGGCGTGCCGTCCGCGTCCACATTCGAGGCCGTATAGGCGCCAACCCACGCCTTCGCCGCCGCGAGCTTGTCGGAAATGAGCGCGTCGTCGGTGTCGATTGAGCCGAGATTGAGGTGGGCTTTCGCTTGGTCGAGGGTGATTGGCACAGTCGAAAAAACTCCAATTAGACGCTCTCTTGCGCGACCCAGGGGCACCGGTCGCCGACGCTTTTCGTGATGTTTTCACCCACCCCCCGGGTATGTGAGGCGATGATGTTGCGGTTTGCTTCGTGGCGCTGTGCGGCCAAGTGCTGGTCGAGGCCATGGCGAAGCTGAGCCATCTGCTCTTCCATCTGGCGAACGAACGCGCGCACTGATCGCGTCATCTGCCGGTGTGCGGCGTGCATGTCGCGCTGCCAGTCGACCAGTGCAGGCAAAGCTTTAGTGAGCGGCGTTGAATGCACAGCCCGACTCTTGCGCCCTTGGTTGCCGACCGGCTTGGTCATGGCATCCTCAACCGACCAGCCTGCATTGAGCCGCTTGGTCAGGGTGTCTGAGCTGATGCCGGTAAGCCGTGCCCAATCCGCGACGGGCCGAGACACACCGTTGAATTTAATCTGGCGCATAGGACTACTTGGACCTTTCGAGGGATTGTTTACGGCTGGCGTGGCAAGGCGAACTGGCGAGTGGCTGCCAGTTCTTCCGGTCCCAGAACAGCTTCATGTCGCCGCAATGGGGAATTTTGTGGTCGACGCAATCGGCGATGCGACCGCAGCCACATGCACAGAACCGGTTCTGCGGAAGGGTAAGGAAGGCCTTGCTCTCGCGGCGCCACTTGCTGTCATAGCCGCGATCGTTAGCGTTGGGCCTACGCTTGTCGGTCTCTGCCCTGCGCTTGATCTGGCACGGGCACAGCTCAAAACCGGGGACAACCCTTCCGCAAGCACAGACGCGACCACACTTGTAGGGCATCAGCGCGCCCCCAATGAATGCACGGTGAGGTCGCCTATGGCGTTGAGATCGGCCTTGATGCTTCCCAAGTCGGAAGTGTCGGCGGCTTGTTCCTTGCTGCCGAACAGGGCCTTGAGCATGTCCATGCGGCCCTTCTGGGCGTTGATGATCTCGCAAGCCGTTGCTTCCCAGGTGGCATCAGGCGTCCAGCCAAGCCAGCCGGTGCCGATCTGGAAGAGCTGGGTGAAGTATTCATCGAACGGAATCGGCTTGCCGGTCTGCGGCCTATCGCTGGCCTTTTCGTCTGCGCCGGCGAGCAACATGACGAATTCGATCAGGTCGCCGGTTGCGGCCATGAGGTCGCGCACGACGGCACCATTGGTCGGCAGAGCGTATTGGCCCCAGGCCTTGGCGTCGACGATGGTGGCGCTGATGATATCGAGGGCGGCGGTCAGGCTTCCATCGGCAAGGTGGCGCGAGAGGTTATGGAAGCCGTCGTAACGTTCGTATAGGATGAATGCGGCCCGCAGCGACGGCTTCAAGTCGAAAGACTTGTCGCCGAGCTGGAGGGCAAAGGTATTCGCTGCGAGCCGCATAGTCGTTACGCCGCCGCTGCCTTGAGAACGACGGCCGCTTCCGGCAGAACCGGCTTGCCGCCGACGCGGCGACGGGCGCGAAGCTTCACGATGCCATTGTCGGCGCCGGTGAAGTCGTCGCGCATCACTGCGACGCCGACGCGATCGACGATCTGATAGGCGCTGGCATAGTCGCCGAAGATGACCGGGAACGTGTCCGCGGCCGGCGAACCGACACCAACCAGGCCGTCCATGTCCGGCGCTTCGAAGATCGGGCAGCCGAGCAGCGTGGCCGGCGTGCCCTTGGCGATGCTGTCGGACCAAATGCTGCGACGGGTGGTCGAGGCATCCGCGAGCTTGCGGATGATGCCCATGGTGGAGCGCTTCATCATCCACGCGCCGACGTTCGCGTATTCGCCGGGCAGCGCGTAGAACAGGTCAATCAGCTTCTCCAGGAGGTCGGAGCCGTCCTGATCGGCCGTGATCTGGGTGTAGTCGCCCGGCGTATGCAGGAGGCCGGTCGGCTTGCCGTTGCCGTCGCCGACAACGAAGGCGGATGCTTCCGCCTTGGCGAATTTCTTGGTGATCCAGCGCTGCAACAGACTGGCGAGGTCGACGGCGCTATCTTCCAGGAGCTGGACCGACACCGGAAGCGTGGCCGCATACTCGAAAGTCTTGACGTTGGCCTGTTCGAAAGCCGGTTCAGCCGACGGGCGAGTGCCGGTTTCCGTGACCCAGCCGCCATCGGTGCCGGAAGTCAGGATCGGGATATAGGTCTCGGTGGTGCCGATCGACATGGCACTGGCGAGCGAGCGCAGCGGCGAGAACTGCGTCAGGCCCTCGATGACGCGCGTCGAGTATTCTGGCGCGACGACATAGCCGCCGGAAGTGCTGGCGCCGAGATTCAGGGTCTTCTTCTCGAGGTCGTCAAGCGACTGAGCGCCATTGCGAAGGAAGCCGTTGAGCGCCTTGGTTTCGACCTGGGGCTCATTGTCGTTCGCCGCCGACCTGTTGCCGGGACGATTGACCTTGGCCTCGATGCGGTCGAGGCGCTCGGTGAGCTTGGTGTTGTCGTTGGCGGCCTTCGTTTCGAGGGTCGCCTTCAACTCCGCCAGCTCCTTGGCGACGGAGGCAATCGGGTCATCGGCTTCGCCGGTGTCCTTGAATTCGAGTGCGTTCGCGGTCTTCATTGGGTGGTCCATAGCTCCTGTTAAGATTTCAGCGTCGCCGTGAAACGCTTGATGAGATCGGCCACGGCACGCGCCGCGTCGTCGGATTTCGCGCCGGTGATCCGGGCGCGAGAATGGGCGGGATCGCGGACCAAGCTGATCTCAGCGAGGTCGAGCGCGTCGATGATGCGCCCCCGGGCTTGCTTGCGGGCTGCTTTGGTGCGGAAGCCGATGGACAGGCCGGTAACCAAGCCCGTCTTGACCATCGCGCGAATTGAACGGGCTCGCGGCTGGTCGAGGTGAAGCTGACCTTTCACCGTCAGGCCTTCGTCGGTTTCCTTCACTTCCTGCCAGGTGCCGACCAGATCATCAGGCCGGTGCTGATACAGGATCGGCAAATCGGGAAGGATCGCGCCGAACGCGCCCTTTGTGATTAGGTCGCCGTAGCTGTCGGGGCCAGCGTTGAACGGCCAAGCAATGCCCGTCACAGTGCCGGCATCATCCACGCTGAGCGTTGCCTTGATTTCGAGGCGGTCCATCGCGGTCACGCGTGGTTCACCTTGAAGGACAACGATGGAGAAGTCGCGCCGGTGAGATTGACGCGGAGCAAGCAAGGGGGCAGCACAAAGGCGCACGTGCCGTTTGCATTGAAGGTCGAGTATTTTTCTACGGATGCATCAATTCCGAGCCAGCTTGCCCCGTTATCGGGAGACATTTGCAGCGCGGCGCTGCCGCCGCCGAAATCGCCCCAGGCAGCGAACGAACCATTGCCGCCTGTCCAGGACATTGGGGCCGTGTTGCCGTTGGCGCTAAGAGTGGTCTTCATTTCCTTTTGTCCTCATGGGGATGGCCGAACAGCGCTCGCTCCAGGATCTTCGCGGCGAGTTCGTATGTTTCGATCAGCGGCCGGCCGTCGACATAGGCCACGATCAACTCATGGGCGCGTTTGGGTGTGGTGCCGCCTCCGATCAGCGCGAGCCGGATGGTCTCGGAAAGATCGGCCTGACTGAATGAGCGCGCGAACATGCGGTTGCTGAGCGCACCGATGGGGCCGCACTGCTTCTCAAGCTCATGGATCATGGGCGTGGTGAGCTTGAATGTATGCTCGCCGTCACCAAAGAACGTGGTGAGATCGGCCATCAGCCGGCCTCCCCAAAAGCCGTTTCGATCGAACCGGCGCTGTCCGCATAGACACTGATATCCTCAACGTCCGACCAAACGGAGATCGGGGTCGATCCAACCAGACATTCGCCGTAGATCAGCGGAATGGCGTCGCCTTGCTTGCCTGAATTGCCGATGTTGCCGCCGTTGATGCTGAGGGCATTGGACGCCTCGGTGGACTGACCAGCAGGCTTGGCGAGCAGCGTTGACGCGCCGGAAAGAGCAAGGCCAAGACCAAGGGCGGCAACGGTGCCGTAAGTCGTGCCACCCAGCAGCGGAACGCCGCTGAGTGCCCCGATCGGAGTTACGAGCATGCCGCCGGACAGGAAGATTGCGCCGCCAACCAGGGCTGCACCGAGCACGATCTTGGTGGTGCCCTTGGCCGTGTTTGATGCAGCGCCCTTCGCGACTGGAATGATATGCAGATCGGCGAGACCGAGATTGAAGGCGTTGACCAAGTCGAGATCGAGGTGCAGCCCATTGCGCTTGTCGCCGCGGACGATCTTGTAGGCGCCCTGCTCAATCGCTTTCACGAAGCGACCAGGGAATGCACAGTTGAGCGCGCGCAAGGCTTCTGCGGCCGTGGCAACGTCAAAGCGATGGGATCGACCGAAGTCTTTACCGAGCTTGCCATGCAGATGGATTGCGCGAAGCATCAGGCGGCCTCTTGATCGTTGGTGTTGCTGTTGAGCTTGCCGCCGGCATGGGCGCTCGACGTGTTGAAATTTTCGAACACGTCGCCGCCCTCATAGGCCGGCAGACCAAAGCCCATCTGTCGAGCTTCGTTCGGATTGAGGACACGCGAAGAGACGGCGGTGCTCATGGCTTGCGCTCGCGTGAGGAGATCGGCGCGAGCGAAGCCGTCCACGTTGAATTCGATGCAATACTGATCGCGCTCTTCCAGCGTGAGCAACTTCAGTTCAAGCTCTTGCTCGAAAGCCTTGAGACGGGGCAATAGAGCTTGCGAGAGGAATTCTTGGCCGATCGATTCAATGGAACGAGGCTGAGCACGATCAACCTGCATCAGCATGTGGAGCGGCACGCGAAACAATCTCGCGATCTCCGCGACGGCATACGTTCGCATCTCCAGGAACTGGCTATCGACGCTATTGAAGGTCATCGCCTGCCAGCTTGCATCGCTGGGCAGAACTGCCGTGCCGCCGGAGTTGGTCCCGCTATGCGCGGCCTGCCAAGCGGCCTTAGCTGCCTTCAGAGTGACCTCGGTTGCTGTGCCCTTGAGCGAGAGAACACCGGACGGTCTTGCACCGTTGCCGAAGAGCCGAGAAGCGTGACGCTCAAGGACAAGCGCCAATGCGATGGCCTCCCTGCCCTCGCCGACTAAGCCCTTGCGCTGATCGTAAGCCGGGGACGGGATATGGATCAGGTCGGCGGCAGCGATCTCGCGACCATCCAGCTTGTAGGTCGGTTCAATGTCGCTGTCGTCGACGGCAACCGGTGTGGTCCTGGGATCGAGCCGGATCAGCTCAGCAGCTTTGCCGCCATCCACGCGGACGATCTGCGCAAAGGCGCCGTGCGGCTGCAACAGCGCGTCGGCCATGAGCTGAGTGCGAAACAGCGCGGCCGGTGCAAAGCTGTTCGGCGCGTCGTGGAGGATTTTGTAAAGAGGGTGATCGGTGGCCTTCTCTTTGCCGCCGTCGGGGAGCCGCTTGTAAATGTGGAGGGGGAGCGAGCCGGCCGGCTCAGAAATCGACCGCACCGCGCACGCGACGGGTGCGCAGGTCATGGCGCTGTAGGGCGTGACACTCACGCCGGCCAAGGTCGGGGTCGCGCCGAACAGGTCGAGCAGCCACGGCTCAGGCGAGGAGATGCCAGAGGCTTTGGTCTCGATACCGAGAAGGGATTTGAAGCGGGACGCGATCGACAA